CGAAAATACGCTTTCCATTCCTCTAATTTCCAAGATGGCAAGGAGAGAACATCATCAATATCAAGAATATTCAATGCTTCAGCGAGGCTATATGCAAAAAATCTTATGCCTCGCTGTTGGAGTTTTTTTCTAATTCTTCAACATCTTTATCAGAAAGTCCTGAAAGCCTTTGTGCCACCTCGAATAGTTTATCAAGGGCAGATGCAGATTTCGCACCCAAGACTTCAACATCGCTATCAGCAAATATTCTATTGCCCTGTTCATCACAGATTGTTTTCACCAATAATTTTGCCCTAAGGTTAGCACGATTCATTTTAACATCTACCTTTTTACCATGTTCACTTACAATGAACAACGACTGCTCATAGCTATCACGCTCTGCACCAGTTAAGCCTTTTACAAAAACATCAACATCCCACTGCGTAATATGCACCTTTTCCTGTGATATATCCTGTGTGCCAAGAATTAACCCTCTTAAATCTTTACTCATTTTATTTTCCTCCAATATTATGATATTTGTTCATTTGCTGATATAAAGCTAACATTTGCATCCTGTGGGCTACCCACCGCTGCCTTTATTTCTTCCTTCTCAAAATATGCTAACACTATCTTTGGCTCTGTACCTTCAACACCATTATTAAAGATTATATATTTAGGTGTGCCAGACAAAAGTGCGTCAGTAAAAAAGGTATCTGTCACGTCCCACTGTGATATTGTGCCATACGCAAATTTCTGCATTGGTAGCTTTCGTTTATGCGTATCACCAAATCGTGTCACATCGGCTACATCCACACCCTTGCCAAAACTAAACTCATGTGCTGTAACAGCAAGTGATTTTGGTATATATTTTCCACTAATTGTTACAACATCCTCTACATTTCTTGCAGTTGTAAATATGATCTTGCCAAGCAGATAATTAACTTTAAAACCACTGCTACCTTGAACACCATTTACCTTAACAACGAGTGTTGTTTCGCAGTCAAGAAGACGTTTTGCTTCATTATATATTTGATAGGTTTTATGGTCTGCTGTCGCTGTATTTTCGTCAGTCATTGTAATTGGCTCACCTGTTACATAAACCGATGCTTGTTTCCCTGCTACCATAATTCATCACACCCTTGCTGGCAGTGCTACGGGAGCACCGTTTCCACTTAATTTTGCAGAAAATGACTGCTTTGAAATATCTGCCTTCCAATCGAACGATTCAATAATTACTGGAATTTGTGTTCCTGCAATAGTTGTGCCTTGTGGATATATACCAATATACACTGTATCTCCTGGCTCTAATAACACCTGCCCTGTTGTATCTTCTGGGTCATAATGCCCACTAAGTGAAATATCACTATCTTTAATACCACCCATTCTGCGTTTATAATCATCACCAAATTGGGTTATTTCTAATATTTCACACAGTTTGTTATATCCTGCATCATTTACACCATTAATTTTATGCCCCGCACTACCTGTCATTTGAGAAGTATGAACCCATACTTCGTTTAATTTCCCTGCTAATTCTGGCATACAAAAAATCCTCCCTTACTGTTATATTTGGTCTTGAAAAAATACTCGAAGTTCTAATATTACACTATAAATTTCGGTATCTTCTTCATAATCGTCTATTTCATTTTCAATTAATACCGCCTGTATATAAATATCATCAATCATAATTCGTAGATTTTGCAAAGAAAGCCTCAGTGTTTTGGCTGTTTCCTTAACCTCAGTATATGTTTTTGCATAACATACAATTTGATAATCCGGGTATGCAAACCCACTATCTCCACCCATACTATGCTCAAATGTTCCTGCAATTTTCTGATATGTAACAGCAGGAAATGTTGCCTTTTGTGGTAGAACAAGCGGATATATTCTACTTATACCATTTGCCTTAATATGACTTACCAATGCTTCTTCAATATACATCACAACAACTCCTTACACATTAATTGTAGTTCAATATGTCTTTCTTCCACATCAATGATGGCATTAATTTCATAAATCTTACCATCAAATTTAATACGCATATCGGGTGAAATACCAGATCTATACCTTATTGTAATCCTTACTGTTGTTTCTGAATTTTCTTTTTGTGCGGCAAAAAACTCTCTGCCTTTTAAAGGCTCAACACTTGCCCAAACCGTAGCAATATCTACCCAATGTTCCGTTTCCTCACCAAATGCATTAATGGTTGGCTGATTTTGTTGCATTATAACCCTATGCCGTAGCTTACTAAACATCACCAAACAGCCTCCCTATATGGTGCAAGCAGAGAGTGTACCACCTCTGGCACACCCTCAGTTGTTGCATCTCTATTTTCATAAAAGTAGCCAATAAGAAGAAGTGCCGCCTGTTTTATACTTGGTGGCATTTCTTCGGGAATAGGCTTTCTAATATAATTTTCACAATATTCCTCGGCAAGTGGTATAAGACTGCCGATATATGTATCGTCATCAGTTATATCTACTTTTAGAAATAACTTTGCCTCATCAAGCAATATCAGCAGGCTCATCACTTATCACCCTAATTCCTTATCTTCTAATTTTGATTTTTTGTTTATTGTAGCAGTAGTTGCAGGAGTTGCAGTTATAGTTTCAGCATAATCAGCCTCTATCCACTGCTTTGCAACAGCATCATCAACATCTACTTCCTCGCCTGCATAATAGCTAAAATCAACACCCGATAATGATACTTTAAGCAATATTTTCATATTACACCTTCATTTGCATTACTTTTACTGCTTCAGCAAGAGTAAGCTTTCCGTCTACACGTTCAGATGCCTTAAATCCAACCTGACCATTTACAGCATATAGCTCGTTTAAACGTTGGAACGCCCTACCTTGACGGTCTGCAACCCAATAGTGTGAGAAATCACCAAAGGCTATAACCTTAGCAGTAGTAGCAATTGTTGGCATAAACACTGATGTTTTCACTGGTCGGTTTAAGATAGTATCAGGTGTTCCTGCTTGTACTGAAGGCTGCCATAAATATTGCCCTGTACTATCTTTAAGCTTACGAATAACCTTAACAGTGCTGTCATTAAGTAGCCAAGCTGAATTATTCCTATATGGCTCTCTTAGTGAATAGTATAAATCTATAATTTCATCAAATGTTATAGCGTTATTAACGGCAGTGGTTACTCCAAGCTCTGCCATATTTACAATCCCTGTAGGTTTCCCTGTACCGTTCCCAACAACAAAAGCCTCTTCCTCAGCAGAACCAATACGCCTTGCAAATTCCTTCGCTATATATGATTCTAAGTTGAAAACGCTGTCATTTAACAGTTCCTCTGAAACTTTAATCATGGTAACGAGCTTATGAGCACCCAATGTAATCTGCCCAAAAGCATCATCACTTTCTGTTGCAGGAGCTTCCTCGGCAGTCCATGATGCAGTACCACGAGAAGCTACAACAGGGATAACCTTATCACCAAATGATGTTGTAATTACATTAGCAAGGGAACGCATAACATTTGCATCATTAAGCGCTGCTAACAATGTTCTTTCAAACTCATCTGGAATTAGGTAGCCACCCTCTGAATCAGTCCCTATTTGCAAGGCATTATATACCTCTGCATTACCACTTTTACTACGCATATTTTTCCAAAATGCATCCTTATATTGATTTGTTGCTCTGCCTGTTTTTGGTTCGTTATTAAGATCTAATGCAGGATTTGGTTTAATAGCCTGATTTACTGGCTTATTTAGCTCCATATCCATTGCCACTTGGCGTTCTAACAGGTCAATTTCACGACCCATTGCAACAATATCGCCCTCCATTTTTTCGTATGTAGTCATATCCTCAGCTGAAAGTTTACCATTATCAACCTTTTTACTGTCTAAAAATGCCTTGGTGTCCTCCCAAAGTTTAGCCCTGCTTTGTCTTAATTCTAATATTTTTGACATAATATAAATCCCCCTATTTTATTTTATTAATTCTAAACGCTTGCTTAACTGCTTGTACTCGTCATCGTCACTGCTTTGTGGTGCTGGCTCTGGTGCTTTCTTTTTGGTCAGCTTATTTGCAAGACTTGCTACTACTGTACGCTTATCAAACATAAATGAATTGAAAGCAAAATCCACCTGCTCCTCAACCTGTTCTGGCTTGTATAACATTTTGTCTGCAAAGCCCATTTCAACAGCCCTTTTTGCGCTGAGCCAAGTTTCGGCATCCATCATATTAGAAATCTTTTGCCTTGACATGCCAGTTTTTAGTTCATAAACATTAATAATTGATTCTTTAACCTCATTTAACATTGCAATTGCACCTTCAAAATCACCTGTTTCACCGAATACCATTGTTGCAGGATTATGAATCATAAGCATAGCCGAAGGTGACATTTCAACGCTATCTCCTGCCATTGCAATAACCGAAGCAGCGCTTGCAGCAAGACCGTCAACCTTAACTGTTATATTCCCATCATGCTCTTTTAGCATAGTGTAAATCTGCGACCCTGCGAAAACATCGCCGCCCGGACTATTAATCCATACAGTAATATCACCACTGCGTAGGCTTAGTTCACTTTTAAATTGCTTAGGTGTAACTTCATCGCCCCACCACGATTCTTCAGCTATGACACCATCAATTCGCAGTGTGTTTTCTTCATTTTTTACCCAATTCCAAAATGTATTATTCATTGCCTGTTCCTCCCTTCATCGAATTATTTCCATCATACTTTTGTGTCCATAAGCCTATTTGTGACAATTTAACAAAATTACCGTTTGCATGCATGTCGTCCCCACCATCTGCCGTTGGGATAAGGTTCATATCTTCAAGCTCCCTGATGTTATTTACGCTCATCCAACCATTCTGCCTTGCAACAGCGTAGCCTTCCATTCGTGTTTTAAAATCACCACGAAGTAATCCTTCAACCGCAAATTTAGGAAAGTATACACCTCTTTCGTTTGGAAGCAAGAGGCTTTTTGCCATTGCTTGCTCCAAGCGAATGAGCCAAGGACGAATGGTGTATATAACAAACTCCAATGATTGATTTTCTATATTAGAAAAGGTGCTACGTTCTAAATCACCGACCATATGAGCAGGAACTCTAAACATTCTACAAATTTCTGTAACTTGAAACCTTCTTGTTTCCAAGAATTGTGCTGCGTCTGGCGGTATGCCTATTGGTTTATATGACATGCCCTCTTCCAAAACTGCTACCTTATGAGCGTTATTACTCCCTTGATATACAGCGTTCCACGAGTCACGAATTCTTGCAGGATCTTTTACTACACCTGGATGTTCAAGCACCCCACCTGGGTTAGCCCCATTTGCAAAGAATTTAGCACCGAATTCCTCTGTGGAAAGCGAAAGCCCTATTGCTTCTTTAGCCATTGATATTGGCGAGTAGCCGATAAGCCCATCAAAACCAAGGGCTGGTATATGCATTACCTCGTCTGCCCTAAGGTTTAGCTCTCCACTGCTTGTTTGATAGCAGTAATATATTTCACCACTATCACCAAGCCTACCAACTCGCATTCGGTCTGGCAAAAGTGGCCATAGCTCTATAACACTTCCTCTGCCGTCACGCACGATATATGTGTAGGCATTACCCCATAACAAAAGATGACTCATAAGTGTTTCTCTAAACACAAAGGATGTCATCTCTGGATTTGGTGAATCGTGTAGCAGATAATATAGCGAATGTTTATATGCCTTTTCCTTGCCAGTATCTGTGTAATTGTATGTATGCAGTGGTAGGCTTGCAACAGTTTCTGAAAGTATGCGGACACAGGCGTTTACTGCCGTTGTCTGCATTGCAGTTCGTTCATTTACCGCTTTGCCAGAGCCTGACATACCACAGGCATAAAGAAACCCACTAAAGAAATCGTTAGTGGGGCTTGCTCTTGAATTAAAAAAACGTTGTAAAAATGGTACTTTCAAATGTGCATCACCTCCTCAAAAATGGGTAATAAAAAGCATCTTCATTATTCGAAGATGCTTCATTTTATAATCATATTAAATGTAAGTTGGAGGATTTTTTAACAAAAAATATGTTGTTCCTTTAATCGGCACACCATCTTTTTCATATTTTCCAAAACCCCAAGCATCTTTTCTTTCTATCATTAGGTCGAATAATATTAACCCAAAAAATAACCCAGAAGCAACAATGTTTTTACCACAAGCTAAATATATTGGTTCAAATACCGTTCCTGTCCAATCATTTCCTGGAATCCAACTTGAAGTGTTTATATCACTTCCGTCGATTCTACTATTAAGCTCATCAATAATATCTTTGTAGTCTGAAGCACTAAGGTTCTTCATCCACGCTTCAAATTCTTTTTTGTGCGGTACTGATTTTACATATTTACTACTTTCAACAGAATATAGCATGTTTGCTTATCTCCTTTCCGACAATATCTATCTTACGTCTCTTACTTCAACTACATCTTTATTATCAAAAAAGTATGTTGCGGTTTTAATACCCTGAGTGCTAACTGCTATACTTTTTTGATTTTTGTAGTTAAAAACAAATTTGAAAACAAACCCCCAAAATGCTCCTATAGACTTTTTGTCGTTATCTGATAAGTCTTGCATAATATCTGCGTTTAATTTTGCAAACACCTTAACTGGTGGCACTTTAAGGTAATCGTTGCAGAATATGATTTTATTCATAATATCCGCGTTACCAACAGTAGCAATACACCTATCCCATAATTCACCCGAGTTCTTAAATTGAGTAAATGGCTTATAAGTTAATACAAAGTCATTTTCAATTCGTTCAATAATTTCTGTTGTCAAAAACACAAAAAACATCTCCTTTATAATAATGTTATTCATAACCCTGTTATTAACTGGCTATTAAATATAGTATATATTATATTTATATCTTTGTCAATGCTTTTTTATTTTTTTCATATGCTCAAAATCCCTCGTGTATCATAAACAGAACCTGTATTGCCACCATTCCTTATAGCCCTATCGAGTGCCATAATGGTTGCAACAGCACCGTCAATGCGTTCTGTGCTATGCTTTTTTGACGGTTTCATATTTTCTGCAGCATCAATTTCCACATGGACATTATCGAAATTCCAGCGAAGAACCGGGTGATTATTATGGATAATCTGATTTTTAAGCACAATTGCAAAAATCTGCTTTGTCGGCGGTGACATATCCTTAAAACCCTGTCCAAATGGTATCATCGTTAAGCCTTCATCTTGTAGGTTAAGAATTATTTGTGTCGCATTATATCTGTCATATGCAATTTCTTTTATAACAAATTCGCTTGCAATCTCTTTAATATCCGCCTCTATTTTCCTATAATCTACTACATTACCTTCCGTTGTTCGTATGAAATTTTGTTTTTCCCAAATGTCATATGGCACATGGTCACGTCTTACACGTTGCCTTAAATTTTCTTTGGGTATCCAAAAGTATGGAGCTACTATATATTTTTCACCATCATTCCTTGGTGGAAATACTAACACAAAAGCAGTTAAGTCTTGTGTAGTTGATAAGTCAAGCCCAGCGTAGCATTCTCTGCCACGAAGCAGGGATAATTTCACAGTTTCATTGCAATCATCCCATTTGTCCATTGGCAACCATCTTGACGTTTGCTTGACCCACTGGTTTAGCCTTAATTGGCGAAACAGATTCTCTTCAGCAGGATTTTCTTTTGCAGAGTTACACGCAGCTCGCACCTTTTCAATATCCACCGTATGTCCTAATGAAGGATTTGCAAGATACCAATTTTCCTCACTGCACCAATCTGCATCATCTGGTATTCCATAGATAACAGGATAAAAGGTTGGATCAATTTTTCTACCCTCTAAAATATCCATTGCTTTTTGGTGAACCTCCCAGCAAATACTATTCCTATCAGTTCCAGCGGTCGTAATAAGGAAAAATAATGGCTGTTGTCTTGCATCACCTGAACCTTTTGTCATTACATCATAAAGTTCACGATTTGGCTGAGAATGCAATTCGTCAAATATAACCCCATGAACATTAAGACCGTGTTTTGTAAAAGCCTCACTTGATAGAACTTGGTAATAACTATTTGTTGGTTTATATACAAGTCTTTTTACAGACATAATTGGTTTTATTCTTTTCTTCAAAGTAGGGCATTGCTCTACCATTTCTACTGCTACATCAAAAACAATACTTGCTTGTTGGCGGTCACTGGCACAACCATAAACCTCAGCACCCCATTCATCATCTGCACAAGTAAGGTACAGTGCAACAGCTGCTGCAAGCTCTGATTTTCCCATTTTCTTTGGTATTTCAACGTACGCAGTGTTATATTTTCTATACCCATTGTCCTTAATAGTACCAAATACATCACGAATAATTATATCCTGCCAAGGTAACAAATCAAACGGAACACCACGCCATTTACCTTTTGTGTGTTTTAATCTGTTAATAAAATCAATAGTTCTCTTAGCCTTTTGCTCATCGAACATTTTTATCACCACCAAATGATAGAAGGCCTTCCATTATATCGTCATCATCAGCACCTTTACTTTCTGCAATAATCCTACTCCTTGAGGATGGGGTAAGACCGAATTGCTCACAAAATCTACTCATAATTCTTAGGTAAGTTTGTGCTATGGAAACCTGCGGCACTTGTTGCCAGTACCCAGATGGCGTTTTAACAATTGTACCGTGCTTGTTTATAAATTCTTCAGCCTCTTGCCATCTTGCATAGGCTTGGCAGTAGCCTGCAAATGCAGCCCTATCAATTTCAGTTAAAATGCCTAAATCTCCTAACTGAGTGCACGTGTTCTCCCATTCTATCTTAGCCTCAGGTGCCAACCATTCTGGGCAAGTAGGTAATTTTTTCTTTGGTTTAGGTTCTTTTTCGTTAAGCAGACGTTTTCCTGGATTACCTTCAAGTACTTTTAGTGCAGTAGGTTTTGGTTTTCTACCTCGCTGTGCCACAATGGTGTCACCTCCTATAATCCACACAATTAAAAAAGAACCATACCGAAGTAGGTTCTTTAAAATTATATTTTTAGTTTTATTGCATTACCCTATATAA